CTAATTAAGATATCATCGCCTCGCTCAGGATATCCTATTTTATTTATTTCTTTTTCTATAGAGTTTAAAGCTTCTTGTTTAATTAGTATAGCAGAGCCTACTAGAAAGTCAACCTGATTATCTTCTAACCAAACATTTTCTAACTCTGAATAGTTTGTAGCAGTAGAAACGCTTTTTTTACCGTTAATACCGACCATATAAGTATCTAAAGCTAGCATTTTCTTAATTAAAGAAGGAGCTAGCATTATATCATCGTCTAAAACTAACTTAAAAGGTTCAGGAAACTCAAAACAACGATGCCAACGCTCCATGCAATAGTAGTTTCTGTCATTATTTATAGTATCTGTATTATATAAGCTATAAACTAAAGGCTCTTCTGGATTATTATTAATAACAGTAATAGGATAATGATTACTGTAGGCATTAATTAACATACCTACATTTTTGGATCTTTTATAGTTAAGAATAATTATTCTAAGCATGGATGGATATATTACTTACTTTGTGATGAGTATACACAGCGTATCTTACCGCATCACTAGGGTGAGAAGGCCACTCGTGTTGTGGTTTAGGTTTTTCAGTATTAGTATTCCACATATAAGAGCTCATAGCACTAAAAGTATGACTAGCTCCTGTGATATCAAACAGTAATTTATCATGTTCTATTAATGATTGTAGAAAGTTAATTCCATCATTTACAGATTTTATAGCATTCTCACAGTAAATATCATAGTCATAAGCAAAGTCAGCTTTAACTTGTTGAGCAGCACTATCAATATATATTGTGTCTATTCCCCACAAATCTATTTTTTCCTGGATTATATTGGCTAATTCAGAAGTAGTACACTCTTTAGATACATATTCATCTAACACATAGTATTTTTCTCCAGCATAACCTAAAACTACAAAGGCATTAGGATCTCTGTATCCTACGTCCAATCCAGCTATTACTTCTTCAAAGTTATACTCCGAGTAATCTCCTAGATGCTTTTGTTCATCTAAATATTCGTAGATTTGTGATTCTGTAGTAGTCCACTCACACTCATATTCTTGTAAGTATAGTGCACGAGTCATAGATTTTTTTGCTTCTTCAACATCTTTTGCGGATAATCTAGGATTAGATCTCCAAGTATGTACAGCTGAACCCCAATCTTCGTACTCTGCATCTTGTCCTCTTAAGTAATAAGAGTATAGATAGTTACCTTTACCACGAGGTGTTGAAATCCATAAACATCTAGAATCTGTAAAAGTAGAGAGTGCAGGTCGTAGGTCTCGTGTAAAATATTCATCATTAGGTATAATTGCAGCTTCGTCTACGATAAGTAAATTTGCAGCACGTCCTACTAGTGAGTCACGATTGTTAGCTGATAATAATCTAAAAGTAGAGCCATTGATTAGCTTAACTACTTTATCTTTTTGATTAAAACGTTCTACTTCAATATCTAGTTGTTTAATTAAGTCGGTAACATAATCCCAAATAATAGAGGAGAGTGAGAAGTTAGGAGCAACTACCATAACTTGTTGTCCAGGCTCTAAAAGCTTGGCAAAAGCTAAAATAGCAGCTGCATAAGATTTACCAGTTCTACGACCGGCAATATGGACCCAGAAGCGTTTCTCTTCTAGTCCCTCAATCATAGAGCGTTGAGACTCATTAAAAGACACAGGAGTAGGTAAGCGCTCCAATAGTTTATCTATAGGAAGTTTAAAAAATTTAGAAGTCATTTAAAATAATCTGCTACCATAACAACTAGAGTAATAATAGCGGCTACAAATCCGCCTAACCATAATACTGTACGAAGAGATGTTCTGCCTTGAGAAGCTAAATCTTTTAGTTCGTCTATAGAACTCTGCATCTGAACAGTGGTGGTAGTTAGTTTTTCTAAAGCATCACAAATATGTCGGTAACGCTCTTCACAAACAGCCTCATGAGCACTAATGTTTACCTTATTATCAGTACTGCGCTCATGAAGTCTATTTATTTCTTGTTTAATATAACTTAAATCTACATCGCTCATTATGAATATCCTTACGTCTTAATAATATAATGTACAGTCTGATAAGGCATATTAGCAAGATGAGTGTGTCCAGGATCACTAATAGAGTTAAGAACACTAGAGTAAGAGGCATCTTTAACATATGCATACACGTTAATACTACCAGAAGTAATACCCGTAGTTGATGAGGCAGTAGCTAGCTGTCCAGAAGCATTTACAGAGGTACCTATAGCACCTAAAGCCACATTACCGGCACCGAGCGGAACACGATTAGTAAGTAAAGGAATGTTAAAGGTTGTAGAACCATCGCCTGCACCAAATGAAGTACCGCATATAGCATAAAGAGCACTATAAGTAGATCTAGACACGGCAGCTCCGTTACATAGTAACCATCCTGATGGAGGTGTAACATTACCATAAGCCACTATAGTACCGGTTGGAATACCGGTTGCTCCAGTAGTACCTTGTGATCCAAGTATACCTTGAATACCCTGCCGTCCTTGAATACCCTGAGTACCGGTAGTACCTTGCGCACCAGTAGTACCTTGAGCCCCAGTAGTACCTTGAGCCCCAGTAGTACCTTGAGCTCCGGTAATGCCTTGACGTCCTTGAACGCCTTGAGCGCCTGTAGTACCTTGAGCGCCTGTAGTACCTTGAGCGCCTGTAGTACCTTGAGCGCCTGTAGTACCCTGAACACCCTGAGCCCCAAGATCTCCTGTACGTACAAATGTTATTGTACACGCCTCTGTGTTAGAAGGCAATGCACCACTTACAAATGTAACCCCAATCTTTCTATAGCCAGTAGCTGTAGTTACTGAGTTTATCTGCCAAATATTGTGAGTTGAATCAGAACTACTATTTGAATCAATTAACAGGTAGCCTTTGACTGTGCTAGTAGAATCGTCCCACGCATCGATAAAACTAGTGTAATCAACTGAGCCTTGATCAAGTAAATCAATAAAGATTTGAGTTACAGATCCTATTGTAGCACTGTTGTATCTGAATACGCCTGTTCCAGGGTCAGAGTCTGTAGTTGTAGTAGAGAAGTTATATCTTAGACCCGCATTATTTCCTTCAGTTCCTGTGATACCCTGGATACCCTGGATACCCTGCCGACCCTGGATACCCTGTGTCCCTTGAGCGCCTGTTGTACCTTGAGCGCCTGTAGTACCTAGAGCGCCTGTAGTACCTTGAGCGCCTATAGTACCTTGAGCGCCTGTAGTACCTTGAGCTCCAGTAATGCCTTGAGCTCCAGTAATGCCTTGAGCGCCTGTAGTACCTTGAGTACCTACGGTACCTTGAGCTCCAGTAATGCCTTGAATACCCTGAGTACCTTGAGCTCCGGTAATGCCTTGAATACCCTGAGTACCTTGAGCTCCCATAGGACCAAATTGGGCGCTGTAATAAACTCCAGAATTAGTTGTATTGGTGCTACTACTTAGATATAAGGGGTTTGTAATAGCTACAGTTACCGTACGTTTTACTACCCCGTCCAGGTAGTAGATAATAGCAGTACCATCATACGTAATAGAAAGTTTAGTAGCAGAAGTATAAGTTCCAAAAGATCCACGAGAAACACCATTTTCGTAAATATAAGCATTAGTGCCTGTAAAATACCAAGTATAGTCTAAAGTAGTATAACTTTCACTAGCTGTTGGATCAGTAGTAAGACCCCACATTGCTGATGTACCTGTAGCACTAACACTTACTACCATGAAAGCGTCAGGGTAGGCTACACCAGAGTACACTCTAGCGTTCCATCCTGCTACTCCGCTCTTATAGAAAACACCAGGTTCGTATTCATACATATAAGTACCGAGAACTGGATACCATGTAGTAGTACCGAATATACCTTGAGTACCTTGAGCACCTAGAATACCTTGAATACCTTGAGTACCTTGAGTACCAGTAGTACCTTGAGTACCAGTAGTACCTTGAGCCCCAGTAGTACCTTGGGCACCAGTAATACCTTGACGTCCTTGAACGCCTTGAGCGCCTGTAGTACCTTGAGCGCCTGTAGTACCTTGGGCACCAGTAATACCTTGAGCTCCTGTTGTACCTTGAGTTCCTGTTGTACCTTGAGTTCCTGTTGTACCTTGAGCCCCAGTAGTACCTTGAGCCCCAGTAATACCTTGAGTTCCTACGGTACCTTGAGTTCCTACGGTACCTTGAGCCCCAGTAATACCTTGGGCACCAGTAATACCTTGGGCACCAGTAATACCTTGAGTACCTACGGTACCTTGAGTACCTACGGTACCTTGAGTACCTACGGTACCTTGAGCCCCAGTAGTACCTTGAGCCCCAGTAGTACCTTGAGCTCCAGTAGTACCTTGAACTCCAGTAGTACCTTGAGCCCCAATAGTACCTTGAGCCCCAGTAGTACCTTGAGCCCCAGTAGTACCTTGAGTTCCTGTATCGCCCTTATCACCGGTTCTTGCAAAAGTAATAATAACGTCTTCACCATTAGTAAACGACGCCGCAGACCCACTCACGTATGAGCAGTTGACGGTAAAGTACCCCGTGTTTTCGGTAATGCTTGAAATTGTAAATATAGCGAAGTCAGACGCGTCAAGACGGTTCGATATTCTAAAGTGGCCCTTAATAGTACTCGTGGAATCATCGATCGTTCTTAAGAACGTTTGAATGTCTGTACTGTTATCGTCCTGGTCATCGATATATAGAGCAGTCGCTGAAGAAACCGTGGCGTTATTGAATCTAAGAGTCCCTATACCAGGATCCGAATTCGTTGTCGTTGAACTAAACGTGTAGTCAAAAGTTGCACCACCAAAGTTTCCATCTGCACCTGTAATACCTTGAGTACCTGTAGTACCTTGAACTCCTGTAGTACCTTGTGCACCAGTAACACCTTGTGCACCAGTAATACCTTGACGTCCTTGAATACCTTGAATTCCTTGGGCTCCTGTAGTGCCCTGAGCTCCTGTAATACCTTGAGCTCCTGTAGTACCTTGAGTTCCTAATATACCTTGAGTTCCTGTAGTACCTTGAGCTCCAGTAATACCTTGAGCTCCTGTAGTACCTTGAGTTCCTAATATACCTTGAGTACCAGTAGTACCTTGGGTACCGGTAGTACCTTGAGCCCCAGTAGTACCTTGAGCTCCTGTTGTACCCTGAGCCCCAGTAGTACCCTGAGCGCCAAGAATACCTTGAACACCTTGTGCACCTGTAGTACCTTGTGCTCCAGTGATACCTTGACGTCCTTGAGCACCTGTAGCTCCTGTAGCACCTTGCGTTCCTGTTGTACCTTGTGCGCCTGTAATGCCTTGAGTACCTTGCGCAGCTAAAATAGTCCAATTAGCTCCTTCAATTGGAGCACTATTAGAATTAGCTAGAATAGCTACCCAACTACTACCGTTATAGCTGACAGCATCATCAATTTGATAGCTAGTAGCACTATTCCATGTCCCTAACCAGTTAAGCCCTTCAACACCTTGAATACCTTGAACACCTTGAGCACCTGTAGTACCTTGAGCTCCCGTAACTCCTTGTGCGCCAGTTAGCCCTTGACGGCCTTGAACACCCTGGGCACCTGTTGTACCCTGAGCCCCAGTAGTACCTTGCGTTCCGATAGTACCTTGGGTACCTACTGTACCTTGAGCACCGGTAGTACCCTGAACACCTTGAACACCTTGAGCGCCTGTAGTACCTTGAGTGCCAGTAGTACCTTGAGCTCCTGTCGTACCCTGAACTCCTGTCGTACCCTGAGCTCCTGTCGTACCTTGAGCCCCAGTAATGCCCTGAGTGCCTTGAGCCCCAGTAATGCCCTGAGTGCCTTGAGCGCCTGTAGTACCTTGAGTACCTACGGTACCTTGAGTTCCTTGAATACCTTGATCACCTTTGTCACCCGTTCTAGCAAAAGTGATAATTAAGTCTTCTGTATCAGAAAAAGCAGATGCAGAACCCGATACCCAACTACAGTTTACTACAAAATAACCTGTAGCTTCTGAAATAGATGATATAGTAAACAAAGCAAAGTCAGAAGCGTCTAAGCGATTACTAACTCTAAAATGCCCTTTTATAGTAGAACTGGAATCGTCGATAGTTCTTAAAAATGTCTGTATATCAGTAGCATTAACATCTTGGTCATCAATATAAAGAGCTGTTACTAACGGTACAGAAGCGTTATTAAATCTTAGAATCCCAGTTCCTGGATCTGAGTTGGTAGTAGTAGTACTAAAAGTATAATTAAAGGTAGCTCCGCCAAAATTACCGTCAATACCTTGAACACCTTGAGTACCCTGAACACCCTGAATGCCTTGAACTCCTTGAGCCCCTGTAGTACCTTGAGCCCCTGTGGTACCTTGAGCACCTGTGGTACCTTGAGCACCTGTAACGCCTTGAGTACCTGTAGTCCCCTGAGACCCTGTAATTCCCTGAGTACCTTGTGCTCCTGTTATGCCTTGTGCTCCAGTAGTACCCTGAGCTCCCAGTATACCTTGAACACCCTGAGTACCTTGAGCACCCGTAACACCCTGAATACCTTGAACGCCTTGAGCTCCAGTAGTACCTTGAGCACCTAATATGCCCTGAACACCTTGAATACCTTGAGTTCCTTGAGCACCTGTAGTTCCTTGAGCACCTACTATGCCTTGAGTACCTTGAACACCCTGAGTACCTTGAGCTCCAGTTGTTCCTTGAGCCCCTGTCACACCTTGAGGTCCTTGCAAGCCTGTAGGATCCCCTACCCATAGGCCAGAGGAGTTAATAACTTCACCATATGCTTGAATTGTTAGATTTGCGGCTGTTATGCCGTCTTTGACTGTAAATTTCTTACTTGACATGGTTCACTTTCCCCATTCGAATTTCTATACTTCATATTGTTATAACATACAAATCTTAGGCTGTCCAAATATAAAAAAATTTAAACCCTTACTGTTATAGTAAGGGTTTAAAATAAGATTAATAATGTATTTTATTGTTATTGAATTAGATAATGAGAAGCTACAGTGATCTTTTTATTTACACTACCGCCTGTAGAGACGATAGTAACAACATCAGATCCGTCAATACTTGCACTAAAAGTATTTAAATCTCCAGAGCCAGTATGAATTACTCCATATTCTGTGACATAAACAGCAGTACCATCATGAACAACTAACATTTTAGATAATTGATATTCTGTGTTAGTAATATCCTGCACTAATAGTAGTAGCTCAGCGCCTCTGTAAACAGCCCCTGGGAACGTGAATACTACGGTAGGAGAGGTACCAACACTGGTAACTACATTAGAACCAACCTGTAATTGAGTATTTAGTATAGCTCTATCTGCACTAATATTATCCTGGAAGGTAACTGGTCCTGTGAAAGGAGAAGTACCATTAAGAATATTAGCCACGTTACTTTGTACAGAGTTAACATTAGAGTTAGTAGCAGTTGCATAAGTTGACAAGTTACTCTGAACTGTATTAACGTTAGCTGTTGTATTAGTTGCATAAACTACAAGATTACTATTTACAGTGTTTACATTTGCTGTAGTGTTAGTTGCATAAACTACTAAGTTACTAGTAACAGTATTTACATTAGCGTTAGTTGATGTAGCGTAACTTACAAGGTTACTATATACAGAATTTACGTTTGAATTAGTAGCCGTAGCGTAGGTGGAGAGATTGCTCTGAACAGTGTTTACGTTTGCTGTAGTATTTGTCGCATAAACTACTAGATTACTATTTACTACAGTAATATTAGCATTTAACTGATTATAGTAAGAAACTAAATTAGACTGTACAGAGTTGACATTAGCAGTAGTATTAGTTGCATAAACTTTTAAATCAGAGTCTAAGGTATATACATTAGATTGAACTGTGTTTACGTTAGACTGAACAGTGTTTACATTTGCTGCTGCATTAGAAGCGTAGATAACAAGGTTGGTAGTAACAGTATTAATGTTAGCAGTAGTGTTATCAACACCTAGATATAGAGCAGCGATATCTACACCATCTACAGTACCTTCTACCTTTAAGTCATTAACGTGTAGGTTAACATAAGAAGTAAAAGTGTAGTCTGTAGTAGTGTTAGAAGCTTGTTGGTTTGTGTAAGCAACTACGAACTCTGTCGCAGTTTCATCGAAACCAGCAAATACGTTTCCGTCAGTGCCTCTAGCAAGTAATAGACCTGTATCGAAACTAGCGGCAGTAGCACCGTTAGAAAGAGTTATTACACGATCAGTAATTTGAGTATCTGTAGACTGAATCGCAGTCATAGCCCCGCCGATTGTAACGTTACCGTCAACAATCAGGTCTTGATTCATAGTTACTGTACCAGTAAAGGCAGTAGAACCATCAATAATAGAAGCGATATTAGCTTCCGCAGCAGCTACGTTGTCTTGTACGATATTAACATTAGACTGTATTGCATTAAGATTAGCAGTAAGTTGTGTGTTATAAGCGTCAGCATTAGAGCTAACTGTATTAACATTTGCAGTCGTATTAGTTGCATAAACTATTAGATTGCTATTAACAGAGTTAACATTAGAATTAGTAGCAGTCGCATAAGTCGATAAGTTGCTTTGAACTGTGTTAACATTTGCAGTGGTATTAGTTGCGTAAACTACAAGATTACTGTTTACAGAGTTAACATTAGAGTTAGTAGCAGTTGCATATGTAATAAGGTTACTATAGATAGAATTAGCGTTAGAAGCTGCGGCAGCAGCATAGCTTGCTAAGTTACCGGTAACCGAGTTAACATTTGAATTAGTTGCTGTAGCGTATGTAGAAAGGTTACTTTGAACAGTATTAACATTAGCAGTAATACGTGTATAGGTAACATAGTCGTTAGCAGAATAATCTACGATAGAAGAGTTAATATTACTTTGCAGAACATTTAAGTTAGCGTTAAGCTGGGTATAGTATGCGTCGGCGTTACTAGAAACCGTATTAACGTTAGATTGTACGACGTTAAGATTAGCATTTAGCTGAACATTATAAGCATCTGCGTTAGAGCTTACTACATTTAGATTAGCTACTAACTGAGTGTTATAATTTTCAACGTTGGTACTAACTGTATTAATATTAGCATTTAACTGAGCGTAGTAAGCATTTGCATTACTAGAAACAGTATTAATGTTAGCTACAAGTTGTGTATTATAAGCATCTGCGTTTGCAGAAACTGCATTTACGTTACCTTGTGTTGCAAGACTCTGACCAGCAATAGTCAAAGCATTAGCGCTATAGTCGAACACAAAGCCATTGGTATTGGAAGTGATATCACCGCCAACAATTAACCCATTTTTGACTTTAAAATCTCTTTGAGTCATTTGGAACTCCTTAATTTACGAACTGAAGTACAGTAATTATGTTATCAGAACTTGCTGCATATACACGTAGAACGGCATTACTATCAACAAAGTCAGCTTCAAATACTGCGATAGGGTTAGTACTTGTATGCACAATTGCGTACTCAGTTATCCTTACTGTGGTATTTTTATCCTGCACTAATAATAACTCAGAAGATTGATACTGTCCATAAGTTAAATCTTCAACATTTACAACTAGCTTAGCAGAGTTAAAACTATTCTTATCTAGACTAAAAACAGTAGCGCCCATTGAATTGACGTTTGAGGTTCTAGTCTGAGTAATTTCAAACGAACCTAGATTTAAAACGTCAGCATAAGCATTTGACCAACGTTGAGTAGTAGTACCTAGAGTAGATTGAGAATTGGAAACTAAATTAGCTTCCATTGTGACAGTAGCTACATCATACTGATAAAAAGTATTATCAGAACGTCTAGTTTCAATTGCAGCAATCTCAGTATTAGTAGATGCAACATAGTTAGGGTTGTTACCAATAGCAGTAGCAATTTTACCTAAAGTATTTAATGAAGTTGGAGCACTATCTACAACTTCTAGTACTTTAGTATCTATATGAGCATTGGTTGTGAAATAGACATTGGCATATGCTGCAAACTGTGCTAAGTTATCTGTAACGATTGAGTATGTAACATAATCATTGGCATAAGCAATAAATGTCTGAAGTTCAGATATAGAAATACGTTTGGTGACATCAGTATTGATATCAACAATCGGAACTACATCAACGTTTGCTAAATTATTGGCAAAGAGTTCTGGTAACTCTGTTATTTTGACAACTGCCATGTATTAAACTCCTGCGGATCTGTACTAATTTATTGTATTTTGACACACTTATCGGGTGTTGTCAAAATTCAATATTTAATTTTAAAGGATTTCGTATTTAGGGTGTAATCTAGATCGGTGTCATCCAACTCCTCGCGAAGCGAGCCGCGAAATTTTTTACTCAAGTAAGTCTTTCATCAGCCTATCATAATTATTTATTTGAACGGCAACTGCGGGACCTTTTTCTTTAGGTTTCACAGTTGCCTCAACTTCGTTGAGATGCTTCATCCAGTCGAGAAGGTCTTTTTTAGAATAAATACCTGTCTCAAGTGCTTCTTGCAGTTTAGAATCAATAACAGCATTGATAAGATTGATACGTTTAATGCGGTTTAGGTATCCTTGTGTAGCAAATACTGAATCTACATAAGACTTTACCTCACGTTTTTCTAGCACAGCTGTAACTCGATCTTCTGTAATTCCATATTCATCAGCAATATCTACTATAGACTTACCGCTTAAGTAGTCATTGGCTAGAGCTAATACTACTGGATCTAGAGGAGGTGCCTCTAGTGTGCGGTTTAACGCTTCAACAGTAGTGGTTGGGGACTGAATATCAGTTTTTTTCATCTATCTACCTCATAGGTTATTTGTGCGGTTATATTTGTGACTCCAGCCGGATCAAATAAACCCTCATCTGTTCTTAAAAAGGCTACTCTAGCCTCGTAAACTCCTAGATGTTTGCTAGTCCAGGCAAACTCATCTATCGCGTCTTCTACTAAACTAGCTAATATCTCGCTCTCGCCAACAGCATCTTCGCTAGAATAGGAAAAAGCTCTAATCTGAACTTCGATTTGACCTATTCGCTTACCAGAGCTATAGTGAATTCTAGTCTCACTCGGACAAATTATAGATATAGCAGGAAAATCATAAATCTCTGGTAGTAGTTTTAGCACAGTAAAGACATTATTACGCAACACTACTCCTCTAGCGACTAGCGTGTCAACTAAAGCTGCAACTATTTCACGTCTTTGACTCATAGCGTATCCTCGTATGAGATCTGAACTTGCAAATCACATAGTCCATAAGGACTCATTAAGCCTTCATCTGTCGTAACTTGCGTGACACGAGCATCAAAAACACTTAAATTAGAGGCCATATCAGCAAAACGATCAATTACTGTTTCAATATCGCGAGCTAAATTCTCACTTGCGCTTAGAGAGTCTTCTGCGTCTCCATAAGTATAACCACGAATAGACTGGTTTAAGGTTTTAATCACTCGACGATCGCCCATATGGTCAATACGCTCGCTTTGAATTCCGCCCATCGTGATAGTAGGAAAGTCATTTATATCGCTTAAGTAACGATAGTTTCTATGAGCTTGCGCCACACGTGAATTAAAGATAATAGACGACGGAGAAATAATACAGTTCGGAACAAAAAGATACTGTTGTGATCCAAAATCTAAATCTATCGTAGAAACAATTCCACGCCTAATAGATGCAGTGGCGCGGGCTGGTTCGATTGCAATTTCAGGGGCTTCAAATTGCACCAGAGGTGCTGTTGTATAGCCAGACCCAGCATTATCGACAACAACAGAAGTAACTGCGCCCCACGCATTAACAGTGGCGTAGGCGTTAGCCCCAACTCCATCACCAGTAATAGTGATCCTAGGAGCCAAAGTCTCAGTAGGATCTCCACTGTTATCAATAATACCAGCTCCGCTTTGCGTTTCAAGGATTGCGCCTAGCTGTGAAAGTAGGTAAATAATACCAAAGTATCGTCCGCCCGGCTGTGTAATCTCAATCGAATCAACACCATCACCACTTAACAGCGCTTCGCCCTGCGCTGTAACTTTGCCGGGAGAGTCAAATGTAACGGTCGCCGAGTCGTAGAATAAGCCAGGAAATGTAATTTCCAAGCGTGTAACAACGCCTTCTTCCGTCTGATTAACAATAATAAGACGATTATCCTGAGTATAGAGTGAGATGCCTAGCTGTGTCGCCAAGCTTCTCTGACCTAAAATCGTTGAAACTATAGCAGTATTCTCATCAGGATCTGTCGTAATATGAGATAGACAGTATCTAAGATAGTTTAAAATGTCTGTTCTGGAGGCCATAGTTTATCAATCACTTCTTCTACGCTTGCACACTGATAAGAAAGTCTGCCATACGCGTGCGTTGGACGTTTCCATCCACATTTTTCATACCAACGAACTATATAGCGTTTCGCCAAGCGTTCGTCTATAAGTAGCCCTGCATCTTCAAACCACGGAATCACTGAGGATGGGACTGGTAGGTGGTCGCCAATAAGTTCGTGCCACTCAGTCTCTGTTGGAACATAGCTTGGATGCAGTGGAGAAGAAATATCTAAACATTGATTTCCAGCTTCGTCAACTGGAATGCCCATTTCATCATACCCAACAGGCGGAGAACCAGGCCAATAGTAGTTACCGCTCTCCTCGCTGTCCGCCCAGGTGTTATAGATTAGTGGACCGTATTTATATTTTTCCATCATTACATCTTATATTGTTTCGAACGTGTTCACCAACTTCGAACGGAGTTCGGCTGTTTTGGCAGCGTACCCTGTAAAAAATTTTTTCGGTTCATCGTAAAACCGAATTCAAACCTAAGTCTAGTATAAGAATCCTTTCAAAGGAAGTCAAGTAGATTAGCTAGATTTTCAAAAATTACCAGGTCGAGGCCGTGTAGGGTAGCGACCCGCGCACGCATAGGTTGTAGTCCTAATAACCGCCCACCCCCTAAGGTAGAGCCGCCCCTAGCGGGGGCGGTAAGGCTTGGCCAGTCGGCCTAGGCTTCCGTGTTCGCCGCGAGTTAGATAGGCTGCCCATTGAGCGCGGCGGCTGTCGATGGTGGCAAGCGCCTCGCCATAGGTGGCATTGAGCGAGA